TCGTGGACATTGGCGTACTTACAAGTCAGGCAAGCGGGGATGGGTAAACGAATGCTGGAAAGGCGATGCAAGCAGGGGAACCGTCTTTAAAGATTATCAATTCAAGGAGAACACATGAAAGCGCGACAAGTATTCATGGCCCTGATGGTGGGCAAGGGATACGCCCCAGAAGACTTGGCCTGGGACGGGAAGAAGTTTGCGAACACTAACATCACAACCAGATGGAACTATTTTTTGCTGGGCTGGGAGATGAGGGGTGTGGCATGAGCGAAAAGATCTGGAGCGCTGACTACATCAGGGAAAACCCTGAATTGGCCGCAAAAGCAATAGAGACCCTGCAAACAGCCCTGGATGACACAGAGTCCCATCTACTCAGGATCAGGACAAGCCTGATGGAAGCAAACAAGTGGCTGGCAGAAGAAAAAAAAGAGATGTAAACTCTGGGTTAAAGGAGCCGTGTAACTTATGGCCGAAAAAACCGCAAAAAAGATGGGAAGACCATCCAAGTACACCCCAGAGCTTGCCGCTGAGATATGCGAAAGACTCAGCAATGGAGAGCCACTCAGGAAGATCTGTAGGGATGATCACATGCCTTTTTGGACTCGGATCTACGATTGGATGGGTAAAGACGAGCAACTTTCGATAGCCATCGCACATGCACGAGAGGCTGGACAAGACGCCATAGCCGAGGAGATCTACCTGGAGACAGTGGCCCAGCCAGAGCGCATCCTGTTCCAGAACGGTGACCGCATCGACCCTGGATATGTGGCCTTGGTCAAAGCCCGGGCGGAGATCAAGCTCAAGCTCCTGGCGAAATGGAACCCCAAGCGCTACGGTGACCGAGTCCAAGTGGCTGGTGACCCGAACGCCCCCCTGAAGACTGAGATCAGTTTTGACACCTTTGCAACGGTGATCGAGACCCTTGAAGCTCGTCGCCAGGATAAGGCCAATGGATGACCTCGTATCACTGCTGAAAGACCCAGATGTCCACAAGCAATACGCCCTGTTACCTGCTGAACTCCGGGCGGCATTCGACTGGAGATGCAACTGGCTTGCCAAGGCCCACGACCACCAGATCATGCCCCCAGGAGACTGGTGGGCGATCTACCTGTGTCTTGCTGGGCGGGGAGCCGGGAAGACCAGAATGGCCGCAGAGCAGGTCGGATGGTGGGCCTGGAGCCAACCAAACACCCGCTGGCTGGTAGCGGCTCCCACCTCGGCTGATGTCCGGGGAACCTGCTTTGAAGGTGATAGCGGCTTGATAGCAGTCATCCCGCCTGTGCTGGTCGAGGACTACAACAAGACCGCCCACGAGTTGAGGTTGATCAACGGAAGCCTGATCAAAGGCATCCCGGCCAGTGAGCCAGAGCGCTTCCGGGGGCCGCAGTTCCACGGGGCGTGGTGCGACGAACTGGCCGCATGGGACTATTTGCAGGCGGCATGGGATCAGATCCAGTTCGGTGTCCGCCTGGGCAAGCAGACCAAGATCATTTGCACCACCACGCCAAGGCCCAAGGACTTGATCATCGAGTTGATCGGCAGGGAAGGCGACGATGTGGCCGTTCGGACTGCAAGCACTTACTCCAACTTGGACAACTTGTCGGCCAACTTCAAGAAGCAGATCCTGTCCTATGAGGGAACCACGCTCGGGAGGCAGGAGATCTACGCTGAGATCATCGACCCCGAGGAGTCGGGCATCGTCAAGCGGGAGATGTTCCAGCTTTGGCCTGCGGACAAGGAGTTCCCGGCGTTTGAGTACATCCTGCAAAGCTACGACTGCGCCTACACCGAGAAGACGGTCAACGACCCGACTGCGGCCATCACCTTCGGGTGCTTCAAGCCACTGGATGGCCCAATGTCCGTCATGGTGATCGACTGCTGGCAGGATCGCTTACAGTATCCTGACTTGAGGCCAAAGGTGATCGACGAGTACGACATCGTCTTTGGCGAAGGGGTGGAGAAAAAGCGGGTGGACTTGATCCTGGTGGAAGACAAGGCCGCTGGCATCAGCCTGATCCAAGACTTGCAACGCGCACACCTTCCAGTTCGCGCCTACAACCCCGGCAGGGCTGACAAGATCCAGCGGTTGAGCATTGTGTCCAACATCATCGCCAGAAAGCGTGTGTGGATTCCTGAGAGCACGGTCAGGAAGGGATTTGTCAGGGACTGGGCCGAGCCGTTCGTCAGCCAGATCTGCGCCTTCCCTGACACAACACATGATGACTTTGTTGACGCCTGCACACAAGCTTTGCGTTATCTCAGGGACTCCCGGTGGCTGGACATTGATGGCCCACCGCCAGAGGACTATGATCAAGATGACTATGTTGACAGTGGACGAGGAACTCAGAAAGGAAACCCATATGCCGCCTGAAACAGAATGGAGACCAGTGCTGGTGACCGCCACCACTTGCGAGAACCGCTTCGAGATCTTGTGTGACCCAGAGATGGGGTCGAGGGAACTGGAGCAGTGGGCGCATCTGGTCTTGACCGAGTGGCTCCAAGGTCGGCATCGGCTTCCCAAGCCTGAAGTGGTGGACTTGACAGACCCCCTCGGGTATCATCGGTCATCTACCTGAACCGAGGTCACGATGCCCAACCCTCGCGCTAATCGACCCCTGACGCTCGACCAAGTCACCGCTGACTTGCAAGAACTTGCCAAACCTGCTTTCTATCCACGAGTTGGGAATATTCGGGCACGAGGGATGCGGCCACCACAGCCACAGCCAATTCAAGAGCAGGCCGTCCGAGGGGTGCCTCAGTGGGGCGACTACGACCTTTCCGTGCCTACCCAAGCCAACAGGGCCATGAGCCAGCGGATGGTCGAGCAAGACGCCTTGGAGAGAGCCAAGGCCAACGCCGAAATGTCCCCGCTGGAGAAGGCTGGAGCCGCAATGCAGGCCGCAAGGCTGGTCGGATCGGGGCTGACCCAGCTTGTCATGTCCATGCCGACCAGGATCAGGAGCGGCGATCAGGCGGCTGACGAATACATCGCAGAGAACATCTACAAGCCCACCATCCCAAAAGCTGTCGAGTACGCCAGCGACCTTGGTGATATGTTGGAGCAACTGGAGACCCGGTACAAGCTCCCGCCAATCATGCCCGAGCTTTTGCCATTCCAAGAAATGGCTGGCCCTGTCACAAGGCAAGCGGCAAAGGTTGGCGCAAAAGCAGGCAAGGCCGTTGGCATGAACGCCTTGCAGGCCATCAATGACGCCATGGTCTACCAGACTGGCCCACTGTCCCAAGGCCCACTGTCCATGCTGGCCCCCAACGCCGCCGTGTCCCATGTGGTCAAGCCAAATCCCGGCATCATGATCCCAGGCAAGATGAGCAATGTCAGGGAAGCCATCCGCCAAAGCAAGGGCAATTACGGCGCAAGGCGTGTTGAAAGGGCGGCTGACGAGATACCAAACCTTGAGCGGATGTATCAAGAGGACGCACTCAAAGAGGCGTTTACTGGTGACAACGCCAGCGCAATGATCACTCTCAGCCCCGCCGAGTTTGAGCGATACGCCCTTGAACTCAAGGGTCGCACTAAGGCTGACATTGGCCCCAAGATGGCTGAACTGGCAAGGCAGGGCGACATCGACAAGTACACCGTGCCAATGGATGAGTACATCAAACATCTGCAACGAGTGCAAGGCGGCTTCAGTGATGTGCCGTACCTAAACCTTTACAAAGATGAGGTTGGCCTGCCAACGATGCCCAAAGTGACTGGACATGAAGGCCGTCACAGAAGCCGAGCGCTTGCCGATCAAGGAGCGCCAACAAGCCTCGTGCAAATCAATCCTCGTGGAGATTTGCGTGAGGGTATGCCGCGCAGAACGCAGGAAGAGTTTATTGAGGCTCTGAAAGAAGAGCTTGAGCGTTCTAACCGATTGGTCTTGCCAGAGTCGGATGGGCCTTATCAGCGGCCTGCAATTGAAGTCCCCGAGCCATACGCAGAGGGCGGATCTGTGAACATGGCCGCTGGCGGCTTGCTCAAGGGCATCAAAGCCGCCAGGAAGGGCGCACCGAACGCTGAGAGGTCTATGCCTGCCCGTGGTGCTTTGCGCTTCGCTGATGAGCCTGCGGGTGGCCCCAGCGTGATCAAGGAGAAGGGCGGGAACTGGTTGTCGTCTGGAAGTGTTGAGCGGATGAATGACTCGTTGCTGCAAAAGGGAATGATCAACAACCGCGAGATTCCTTATGGCCCAGAGTTTGATGTCGCCATTCGCCAGCGCATTGAAGACTTGAAGCAGGCCGCAAGTCAGCCCGGATACAAGGGTGGCGCAGGAAAAGTTGCCGAGCATCTTGAGAGAGAGTTGGAAAACCCAAGGGTAAATGAAGCCGCTGTCAACAACTGGGTAAAACGCAACCTGACCAATTACATCAAGAAGGAAATGGCAACGCCTGAAGATCCAGTTCGCAGGCTGGCGGAAGAGGGCATTGTTCACATCCCCGCTGATCAAGCTGGAGTAAGCCCTCCTAGAGCAATGGCTCACCGCGCAACATACGGAGGCACACGGCTTGGGCAGTCAGAGGCCGCTAAAAATTGGGAAGATGTCGCAGATGTTTCACTCCAGCCTCAAAGAATAGATTCATTGCACCCCGATTACCGTGAGCCATGGATGGAGAGCGCTGATCCAGGTACAAAGATTTATGAGCCAACCTACAGCATGGCTCCGAGCTACTTGGGCTTCGACCACATTGTTGATGTGCTGAAGGCAGATCTTGCCGCTGGCCGCATCCGTCCCGAGCAACTTAGCAAGGTCAGCATGGAGCAGGCAGTCCGCCGCACCTACGAGTACGACCAAGAGATGGCTCGGAAGATGGCTGAAGTCGCCATCAAGCAAACCGAGGGGATGCCAGTCCACAAGGAGTATCCAGAGGGGTACAAGTGGATTGAATTGACCGCGCCAAAAGATTTGCCAGAAGGATGGACAACGCGCAAAGGCGCTTTGGGCGAATCACTTTATTTTGACCCCCAAGGACAAAATAGCGTTAATCCAAATGAAGATATTTTGAAGGATGCCCTCAAGTACGAAGGCGACACCATGGGCCACTGCGTTGGTGGCTATTGCCCTGATGTGATCCAAGGCAAGTCACGCATCTACAGCTTGCGCGACAAG